GGGGTTTACAAAAACGATATATGAACAAGAATTTTGACTACTTAGGGAACACATTCCAGATACAACTATTAAATCAACTTATTGTAGATAAAGAATTTTCAACATCAATTATGGATGTTATTGAAAGCGCTTACTTTGACAATAAGTACTTTAAAATCATCTTGCAGATGACAAAGGAGTATCATGGGAAATATCAGTCTACCCCTAACTTTGATACTCTTGAGCAAATCGTTAAATCCGAAATCTCACAAGAATTGGTTGCTAAAATCGTTCTTGATACCATCAAACAAATCAAAGACGCGCCATTTGAGGGTACCCAATTTGTTCAAGAAAAGGCATTGAAGTTTTGTAAACAACAAGAACTTCAAAAGGCTATGGATAAATCACAAAAGATTATTACTGAAGGTGATTTTGAATCTTATGATAAAGTTGAGGGTCTTATTCGTTTGGCGTTACAAGTTGGAGAAAGAGATTTGGGTACAACCGATATCTTCTCTAACCTTGAAACAGTATTAGACGAGGATTTTAGACACCCTATTCCAATCGGAATACCAGGAATTGACAGATTACTTAAGGGTGGTCTTGCAAAGGGTGAAATAGGTGTTATATTGGCTCCTACGGGGGTTGGTAAAACTACCATCCTTACTAAAATTGCTAACACAGCCTTTAATCTTGGATATAACGTTCTTCAAATATTTTTTGAGGACAACCCAAAGATTGTACAACGTAAACATTTCACCTTATGGACTGGTATTGAACCTGATAATTTGGTTCTACACAAAGAAACCGTAATGAGTAAAATAACAGAGATTAAAGAGACAATGAAGAACGAGTTAATTTTAAAGAAACTCCCTTCAGACTCTATGACTATGAATCAAATCAAAAATCAAATCAGAAAAATGATTGCGGACGGAACAAAAATTGATTTAGTTCTTTTAGACTATATTGATTGTGTGGTTCCTGAGAGTTCAAGTAAAGATGAGTGGAAAGCCGAAGGTTCGGTTATGAGAGGATTTGAAGCGATGTGTCATGAGTTATCATTGGTAGGTTGGACTGCAACACAAGGTAACAGGTCATCAATCTCTTCTGAGGTTGTAACTACTGACCAAATGGGTGGGTCAATTAAAAAAGCCCAAGTTGGACACGTTATCATTTCCGTGGCTAAAACTTTACAACAAAAAGAAATGAATTTAGCAACCATTGCTATTACTAAGTCACGTATCGGTAAAGATGGGGTTGTATTTGAAAACTGTAAGTTCAACAATGAATTACTTGAAATTGATACTGAAAGTTCGGTAACATTCTTAGGATTTGAAGAACAACAGGAAGAAAGAAAACGTGACCGTGTTAAAGAACTTTTGGAAAAAAGAAAACAAAGAGAACAACAATCGTAAACAAAATAGAAAAATAATTATGGAAAAAATTTTAAAAGAAAACCCTGATAGGTTTGTTATCTTCCCAATAGAACATAACGACATATGGGAATATTACAAACAACATCAAGCAGCGTTTTGGACTGCAGAAGAAATTGATTTAACAAATGATATTCGTGACTGGGAAAACTTATCAGATAATGAAAAGTATTTCGTTAAGAATGTATTATCATTTTTTGCGGCTTCCGATGGTATTGTAAACGAGAATTTGGCAGAAAACTTCTTAAAAGAAGTACAATATCCCGAAGCTAAATTCTTCTATGGGTTTCAACTTATGATGGAAAATATACATTCATTAATGTATTCACTTCTAATTGATACTTATGTTTCAAATCCTGAAGAAAAAGATGAATGTTTCCATGCAATTGATAGATTACCTGCAGTACAAAAGAAGGCGGCATGGGCTCTTGATTGGATTAAGAACGCATCTTTCCAAGAAAGATTAGTGGCGTTTGCCGCAGTTGAAGGTATCTTCTTCTCAGGTTCATTCTGTTCAATCTTTTGGTTGAAATCAAGAGGAATCATGCAAGGGTTGTGTAACGCAAATTCATTAATATTTAAAGATGAGAACTTACATTGTGATTTTGCAATTCACTTGTTGAATAATCACATAGAGGACAAACCAAGTGAAAAAAGAATTAGAGAAATCTTATTATCTGCATTGGAGATTGAGAAAGAATTTATCACAGAATCATTACCAGTTTCACTTATTGGTATGAATTCAAACTTAATGAAACAATATCTTGAGTTTGTTGTTGATGGATTATTAATTAAGCTTGGTTGTAAAAAAGAATTTAATGTTGAACAACCATTTAAATTCATGGAACAAATCGCGGTTGAAACTAAAGGTAACTTCTTTGAATCAAGAACCGTTGAATACCAAAAAGCTAAATTAAACGAAACAATCACATTTGATGAAGATTTCTAAAATATAAAAACTATGATGTCATTAAAAATTAAAAAAAGAAGTGGGGAGGATGCGTCCTTTAATCCACAAAAAATTTATAATAGAATTAAAAGAGCTGCGAAAGGATTAAATGTTAATTCAGACGAGATTTTTATTAAAGTTATAACTTCGGTACCAACCGAGGGATTGATTACAACGAAAGAGTTAGATAAACTTGTATATGAAATCGCTGCGGCATACACTGGTAGTCATCACGACTATTCAAGATTAGCATCGTCAGTTGCAATTTCAGCTTACCATAAAGAAACCAAAGATAGTTTTTCTGAAACTATTATGGAGTTATATGAGACAGGTGTTGTTAATGAAAAGTTAATTGATATTATGAATAACTACGGTCATGAAAATATTGACGCGGTTATCAATCACGAAAATGATTATAACTTTGATTACTTTGCTTGGCGTTCATTACAAGAAATGTATTTGTTAAAAACACCTCAAGGTAAAGTAGTTGAAAGACCACAACACATGTATATGAGAGTTGCTCTATGGGTTACAAATACATTTGAAGAGGCGGTAGATTATTATAAATCACTATCTAATCAACTTATTTCACCTGCAACACCAATCATGATTAATGCTGGTACTAAAGTACCACAGTTAGCTTCATGTGTATTACATTACAACAATTCAGATTCACGTAATGGTTTACTACAGACTTTAAATGATATTTCAACATACTCTTCAGATGCCGCGGGTATTGGATTATCAATGTCTAACATTAGAAGTAAAGAAAGTAGAATTAACTCATCAGGTGGATTCGCTGGTGGTTTATTGAAGTACTTAAAGATTGTTAACGAATCATTAAGGTTCTTTAACCAACAAGGTAGAAGACCTGGTAGTGCGGCAATTTATCTTGAACCATGGCACAAAGATATCATGGACTTACTTGAAATTAAAAAGAACACAGGAGCTGAAGAGTTAAGAGCAAGAGATTTATTCACAGCTCTATGGATACCTGATAACTTTATGAGAGCAGTTAAGGAAAGTGGTGATTGGTACCTATTCTGTCCTAATGATATTTTGAAAGCGGGTATTAAACCACTTCAAGAATGTTACGGTGATGAGTACGAATCAAACTACAACAAAGCGGTTGAAATGGGTCTTGGTAAGAAAATCAAAGCTCAAGATGTTTGGACTAAAATTGTTGAATCACAAATTGAATCAGGTGTTCCTTATTTATGTTCTAAGGACAATGCAAATAAGAAAACTAACCACCAAAACATTGGGGTGATTAAACAATCAAACCTATGTAACGAGATTTACCAATACACAGACGAAAAAACAACGGCAATCTGTACGTTATCTTCAATGGTATTAAAGAACTTCATTAAAGATGGTAAATTTGATTACAAATTGTTAATTGATGAAACAAGAAAAGTTGTCAGAGCATTGAATAATGTCGTTGATAAAAATAGTTATTCAACCGAAAAAGGATTGAAAGGTGGTTTAGAACAAAGAGCAATTGCAATCGGAACCCAAGGATTAGCTGACGTGTTCTATTTAATGGACTACATATTCACTTCTGAAGAAGCAAGAACATTAAATAAAAACATTTTTGAATCTATCTACTTCGCGGCTATTACTGAAAGTATGGAGTTGTGTAAGACAGGTGGTAGAGAACCATACAAACATTTCAAAGGTTCACCAATGTCAAAAGGTATTTTCCAATTTGATATGTGGGGATTAAATGAGTCTGACTTATTCTTAGATTGGGAATCTTTAAAAGAGGATGTTAAACAATATGGGGTATGTAACTCATTGTTTACTGCACAAATGCCTGTGGCGTCATCTGCTAAGATTACAGGGTCATTTGAAATGACTGAACCCGCACACTCAGCTTTATTCAATAGAAGAGTTGTTGGTGGTGAGATTATGATTGTTAACAAGTATTTGATTAACGATTTTGAAAAACTTGGTATTTGGAGTGAAGAGTTGAAAAACGAAATCATCATGAACGAAGGTTCAATCCAAAACATTAACTTTAATAATCACCTTGACGCTGAAGATAAAAACTATACTAAGAAAGTTAAAAGAACCGAACATTTGATTTCTAAGTACAAAACAATTTGGGAGATTTCACAAAGAGAGCTTATTGATATGGCGGCAGATAGAGCACCATTCATTGACCAATCACAATCAATGAACATCTATATGGCAAATCCAACATTATCAAAGATTACTTCATCTCACTTCCATTCGTGGGAGAAAGGTTTAAAAACTTTATGTTATTATGTAAGAACTAAGGCAATTTCAACAGGAGCAAAACACTTGGCAGTTGACGTTTCAAAAATACAACAACCAAGAGCTAAAGTTGAAATACCAAAAGTTGAAATAACAAATTTAACAAACAAACCTGAGGATAGTCCTTTTGAATGTTTTGGATGTAGTTCCTAATTTTAAAATCCCGATACAATCGGGATTTTTCATTTTTAAGCTATTTAAAGAAAAATAGATAGTATTATATTTATAGGTATGGCAAATGGTGTAACATATGGTTTAAATTTTCCCTTTAGAGATTCTAGACGAGGGGATTATTTAGAATTAACAGAGCTTCAATCACAGGAAATTAAGGCGGACTTAATTCATTTGTTATTGACTAGAAAAGGTTCAAGATATTTTTTACCAGAATTTGGTACTAGATTATATGAATTTTTGTTTGAACCATTTGACGGATTAACATTTAATGCGATTGAATCTGACATTAGGGATGCTATTGAAAACTTTATGCCAAATCTATTGGTTAACAGTTTAAGTATTACACCAGCAGACCCACAAGAAGAATTGGACATTGCGACAGGGCAAAACTCAGTTGGTACTAGTGAATCATCAATATATAGGTTCCCTGGTAAAGGTACATCAGAGTATACCGCAAAAATAAGAATAGATTATTCAACCAATGGTTCAACATTTGGTCAGAGTGATTTTGTTATTATTAATATTTAAATAAGATGGCAAACAATAGAATATCATATGCAAGTAGAGATTATCAGTCAATAAGAACTGAACTCCTAAATTACACAAAAACTTATTATCCTGATTTGATTCAGGATTTTAATGACGCATCAGTATTCTCGGTATTCCTTGATTTGAACGCTGCGGTTGCGGACAATTTACACTATAATATAGATAGAAGTATCCAAGAAACCGTATTACAATACGCCCAACAAAGGTCTTCAATTTATAACATAGCAAGAACATATGGGTTAAAATTGCCAGGTCAAAGACCATCAGTATCGTTAGTTGATTTCTCAATTACAGTTCCCGCATTTGGAGATAAGGAAGATGAAAGATATCTTGGAATATTAGCGAGAGGGTCTCAAGTTGTTGGTGCTGGTATAGTATTTGAAAATGTTTATGACATTGACTTTGCTTCACCATATAATGCTCAAGGATTTCCAAATAGATTAAAGATTCCAAATTTTAATGCAAACAACGTATTGATTAATTACACCATAACAAAAAGAGAACTTGTTGTTAATGGTATAACCAAGGTTTTCAAAAAAGTTATTGCGGCGAATGATGTTAAACCATTCTTTGAATTATTTCTACCTGAAAAGAATGTGTTAGGTATTACAAGTGTGTTATTAAAAAATGGTACCAACTATACAAATACTCCAACAACTGCAGAGTTCTTAGGTTTAGATAATAGATGGTATGAAGTAGATGCGTTGGCGGAAGATAGAGTGTTTGTTGAAGACCCTACAAAAGTATCTGACCAACCTGGTATTAAAGTTGGTAGGTATATTCAAACTCAAGATAGATTTATTACTGAATACACGCCTGAAGGTTTTAAAAAGATGACATTTGGTGGAGGTACCAATACAGCTCAAGACCAATTAAATCAATTTACAACATTAGGCGCTACGTTAGACTTACAAAGATATAGTAATAACCTTTCATTAGGTGCCACATTAACTCCAAACTCAACTTTATTTATACAATATAGAGTCGGTGGTGGTTTAGCCACAAACTTAGGTACGAATGTTATTAATGCTTTAGGTACGGTTTCATTCTTTGTTAACGGACCTTCAGAGACAACAAACTCATCAGTAGTTAACTCGTTAAGATGTGTTAATGTAACTGCGGCAGTTGGTGGAGCGGGTATTCCTTCATTAGAAGAAATTAGAAACTACGTATCATTTAACTTTGCAGCACAAAAAAGAGCGGTTACCGTTCAAGATTATGAATCGTTAATTAGAAATATGCCAGCTCAATTTGGAGCACCAGCGAAAGTATCTATTACCGAAAATGATAATAAGATATTAATTCAAATATTATCTTATGATACCTCAGGTAAATTAACTAATATTGTTTCAAATACTTTAAGACAGAACATTGCAACTTATTTATCAAACTATAGAATGATGAATGATTACATTTCTATTTTCAGTGCGGAAGTAATTGATTTGAGTATGGATATTTCTATTGTTTTAGATTCTGCTCAAAATTCAGGTCAAGTAATTTCAAGTGTTGTTGATAAAATATCTGCATACCTTAATCCTCAAACAAGACAATTAGGTCAAAATGTTTATCTATCCGAAGTTAGAAGTTTAATTCAAAATACAAATGGAGTACTAACAGTTGCAAATATTGACGTATTCAATGAAGTTGGAGGACAATATTCTTCAGCTGAAACATCTATGGAGTACGCAAATGTTGAGACGAAATTAATTTTACCTGTTGATGATACAATTTTTGCCCAACCATCACAAGTATACCAAATTAGATACCCAAATAAGGACATCAGAGTTTCAGTTAAGAATTTCCAATCTGTAACTTTTTCATAACACGTTTATTTTATCTTTATTTAGTTTATTATTTAGTTGTGTGGACTCTTTAAAAATTCCACATAAACTATTTATAAATTAAAGTAACTTGATGGGTCAATCATATAGAATAAGAACTGAGTTGGGTATTAGTAAATCTATTAATGTCCAGTTAGACCAAGAGTTTGAATTTTTAGAGATTTTATCGCTAAAACTTCAACAAGAGGATGTTTATGCAAAAAGTTGTGCGAATTACGGTGTTGTTGTTGGTAGAGTAACCGCAAATAATGGATTTGGTGTTCCTAACGCTAGAGTATCTGTCTTCATACCAATTGAATCTGTTGATGAATCTAATCCGATAATTTCAAGTATATATCCATACAAATCACCAAATGATAAAAATGAAGATGGATATAGATATAATCTACTTCCTTACGAAAAATCATACTCAACACATGCCGCCACAGGTACATTACCAACAAGATTAGATAGTTTAACAGGTAGTACCGCAGTTGAAATCTACGACAAGTATTATAAATTTACATCAAAGACAAATGAAAGTGGGGACTACATGATAATGGGAGTACCTCAAGGACAACAATCTATTGTTATGGATGTTGATTTGTCTGATATTGGTGAATTTTCTTTAACACCTCAAGATTTAATTAGGATGGGTCTTGCGACCGATGCTCAAGTTGCGGGTAATAGATTTAGAACTTCAGCTGATTTGAATTCATTACCACAAATAATTAATGTGGTTAAATTTATAGAAGTTTCACCACTTTGGGGTGACCCTGAATTGTGCACTATTGCAATTAACAGACTTGATTTTGATTTAAGAGATGATGCCAATGTTGATATTCAACCAACTTCAACATTTATGGGTTCTATATATAGTACTCCTGATAAAATGAGAATTAGACCCAATTCTAGACCTAAAGATAATTTTGGTAATATGTGTGGGTTAGTTGCTGGTCCAGGACAAATATTGGCAATAAGACAAACTATTGACCAAGATGAAGATGGAAATCCTGTATTGGAACAATATCAGTTAGAACAGGCTGGTAATATTATTGACGGTAGTGGTGTTTGGTTAACCGAATTACCAATGAATTTAGATTATTTTATCACAAATGAATTTGGTGAAAAAGTAATTTCATATGACCCAACTGTTGGTATTCCAACTAAAGCCAAGTATAGATTTAAGATTAAATGGCAACAACCTCCAACATTAAGTGACCAAACAAGAAGACCATATTTTTTGGTTCCAAATATTAAAGAGTATGGTTGGTCAAATCCTGATACTGACCCATTAACTTTAACAGGGAATCCTAATAAAAAATTGGCTAGTTCGTATTATTTTGGATTAGCGTGGAGTGGTTATACAAATGGATTTAGTAAAACTTCTGGTAATGAATATTATGATAGACTTAATGAAGTTATTGATTGTGAAGATACTTTTTATGAATTTAATTTTAATAAAGTTTACACAGTTTCACAATTAATTGATGAATTTAAAAAGGGGGGAAGGTCTAGATTTGTAGGAATCAAAGAAATTGATAGTGATGATTGTGAGTCAACTATAAATAAATTTCCTGTAAATGAAGGATTTAGAAATTTTGATTTATTATATTTTATTTTTTCATTCTTATTTCAAATAATTCAGTTAATAGGTATACCACTTATTATTGCAATTCGTATTGCTTTATTTATAATTTTTATTGTAAGGTCAGCTCTTTGTGGGATTTGTGGTTTTTATTTAGGATGGCCATTTAAGACATATCCGTTTGGGTTTATATGTAGAGGGTTAGGTATTGATTGTAGTAAGGACCCGAATACGCAAATGAAATTAACCATGTTAACTTATCCTGATTGTGATGCCTGTGAATGTGATGTAGATGTGTCAGAAACAAAGGCACCACCACCACTTAATCAACCAACTAAATTAGTACAACCAACAGGTAGTTTAACGTATTTTTCATATCCATTAAATTATAATACTGAATTCCAATATTTTTATGAAAATGCTTTATTTGCATCAAATGAAATTGATATCTATGTTCAAATTAGTTCTGAAGCTCTTTCTGGATTGAACAATTATGCTTTAATTAATGACCCAACAAAATATAAATTGCCTATTTCTAATCTACTCAATTTACCAGGTGGTGGTGATGTTGCTGCGTCATCAAAAGACCTACCTTTGGGTGAGAGGGTAAATTTATTTAATCAACGAAGTAGTTACTTTTCGGGTTTAAATAGGATTAAAGTTACTTTTGCGTCAAGTTCAAACACAGGTAAATTTCACTACGATAATACAATAACAGTATTAGCCTCAAGCGGTGGTAATCAAACTTATAACCCAGGTGATTTGTTAACATTTGTTAATCCAAGCACTAGTGATGATAAAAATTTTTTATTTAGTGCGTCTACATCAGATGGAGAAATATTTGGTATTAGTGGTACATCTTATCACTCAGGACCCGCAACAATAAGTGTTAATTATTGTGACCCATCATCACCAACAACTATCGCTCCTTCAGTAAGTTATAGTTTACCATCTGGGTCAACAACTACTAATTATATATACCCATCAGACGTTGAGTATTATCAAGTAGTTACCGCAATCACTGTTTCTCAAGCAATCTCATTATGGAATACGGGGTTAACACAAACATTTCCAAACATTTTAAATTCACCGACTAAGTTTAATACTTGGCGTCAATCAGGACTATTTTCGGCTACTTTGACAAGACAACTTTCTGGTACAACAGTAAATCCATTACAATTCTATGATAACTACACTGATGAGATTATATTGATATTACAAAGAGGTGTTGACCCATATTCACCAAAATACACGAACAAATATGGTATTGGTAAAATATTGGGACTTCCTTCTGAAGATGATTTAACTATTGAAGTGGAAACAAGGATGAATATACCAATTCAACCGTTACCAATAAGTAGTTCAATCAGTGTTCAATCTTTTGCAAATCAAAACGAAATATATTATCCTTCATACTTCTTTAAACCAGGTATTGTTGGAAGTACAACACCTGGTTTGGAATATTCATCATATACCACAAATAATCTTGGGTATTATGGTTCATTAGATGCTAGCAATTACTCTAGTACTTATATGAATACTGTTTCAAAAAGGGTTGTGACCAAAACTTCAAATGGATTTTACTCAGCAAGTATCGGTAGCTCAACATACGATTTAAGTGAGGATGTTTCAGGTATGGGTATGATGTCAATAACAAATTATACGTCAAACCCTTGTAGTTTATGGGATTATAATAATTGGGGTACAGGTGCTAATACAATATCATATAGAGATTGTACGGATACTCTAATTAATTTAAATGTTAATGGTGGAGAAACAGGTAGTATATGTGTTCTTAATGGGACATCTCCAAGTGCATCAGCACCAACAACTATTTTTCTTACTAATACACCTACACCATGCTCAATTCCTGCTTTTTTTGTGGGTTCTTGGCCTACATCGGTTATGCCATCAAGATATTATATTAGTAATGCATATGGAACTGCATTTACAATGTCAATTACCGATTCGGTTAAAAATGTTATGAGAACAGATAGGTTACCAACATCTGATGGACTTGACGGAGGTTCTTGGTCGGTTAATCCTTGTATTTTACAACAAAATTTACAATTTCAAATTTACCCAATAAGTGAAGCGGGACCAACATTAACCCAAGGGTTTGGTAGTGGGGCATCTCAAGTAAGACCTGATATTGATGATTTACCTTATGCTGGTGAAGTATTAACGAGTTTTAGTTGTCCTGGTATGGTTCCATTGGATTGTTATGGTGGTTTTGGTAGTACTTTTCAAGTTATATCTCCTTGCAACGACCCAAATGGTACTGGATATAATTATGTGAAAAATGGATGTTATATTTTACTTGACAAACCACGTCAACTATTCTCAGGTATAAGAAACGATGTTGGTGTCATATGGCCAGAATGGGGGTATAGATTTAGATTTATGTATGGACTTTGTAGAGGAGTCTTGTCTCAAACATTCACTAATAATTGGATTAATGGTTCTTTATTTATGTTTCCAATTCAAACTGACGTTTTTTATGACAGACAAAATCAACCAATAGACCCTAAAATACCTCAAGAGATAGTTTATTTTGATAAACCAACAACAAATTTTTATTTCAGAAGTAGTCCATATAGTGATAACCAAAATAAATTTGTTGGAAGAAGAGCGGGTGATACTGCGGTTAACGAGTTAAATCTAATGTTTCCGACAACAATTATTAATTTGGGATATAAGGATTCTTTTTATTCAGAAATAACTTTTGACCCATCAACAAAGGCATATATTATACCTAGTTTAAATCCTACAAGTTATGGAGATACTTCTGATTTGGTAAATCTTTTTGTAGTATCAAGAATGGTTGACTCAGGGTTCTTGGAACAAATAACAAGTTTTGCAAATGATGCTATTGGTGTTTTGTTTTCAAGACCTGATGGAGGCACTGGTATTTTAGGGTTTTTTACTCCAAAGGCGAGAGTTGATGGTGACTTTGTTCAATTATGTTCAATTAATAGTGAAATAGGTAATATTAATTTTTCACCTGAATATTATGCAACAACGCCTACAAATTCACCAACTAATGTTTTAGGTACTCCAAATAATCCAGTAATGGCTGTTTGGTTTTCATCTACAACGGAAGATTTACAAACAAAAGATTATTTGACACCTGGTAGAATTAATTTTAGAACACCAAATAATAGTGCAAATTATCCATATCCTTATGGTATAAAATCACAAGTAGCCCCTCATTATCAATGGGAGTTAAGAAATAATACAAATAATTTAATTTTTGGTAGTCAATTAAATAATTGGGCTACAGGACCAAATGATATTGTTCAAAATAGAAGATATCAATCACTTGACAGAATTTCATTAATTACACCAAATTATTTTATACCACCAACTGTGACAGCAAATGATTTAAATGCTAGAGGTTATATTTTTAGTAATGATATAAGTGGTAATTATGTGTCAACTATTACAACTAGTCCTAATAAATTTATTGTTGGAGCACCTTTCCATTTTTATTTTGGAATAATTAAAGGTGAAACGGCTTTAGACCTATTTAAAACAAAATACTCAGTAATTGAATAATGGATAAGTATACAATCATACCAAGTAGTTTAGAATTTAAGTCAGCACCGTTTGTTGACCAAGAAATCTCATTGTCTTTAACACAACAGAGTCAAGAGATAACGGAATACGACAGAAGTCAAAGTATTAGTCTTGCTCAATTATATGATGATGAAAGACAAGCTTGTACAATCTTTAGACCAACATTTAAAGTAAATTATTTATATTCAAACACATATACAGGAACTACAAAATACATACCTTTTGTAAATAATTTATATTATACTGACCCAATAGTTTCAAAATCAAACAATATTTGGAGAGGGTTTCCTCAGTATTATGAGTTTGATTTTTTTAGACCCGATATTAGTGACCAACATATTAGATATCAGGCAAAAAGTGCCTACACTTATAATTGGACTTATTATATAAGTTATGCTCATAAAAACAATTATGATAAAGATTTATATTATAATTTAAATGGGACAAGTTTAAATTGGAAAGCATCAGAAGGAATACCATTTTATATTAATAACTCTCTTCAAAACGGTAGTAACGTTATTGCGTTTCAATGTGTTGCACCTCATGGTTTAACTGTTGGAGAGTATGTTGAACTATCGTTTAATTATAATGGAATTAAATTATTCCAAGTTTTTTCATTAGGTAATGGTCAATTTGGTAGTGATGTTAATGTTTTTAACATTTATAATGTTGGATATACAGGAGCAACTTTTGCAAATAAAACAACAGGTACATTCAAAAGAGTTATTGACCCTGAAACTATTTTAGAAACTAAATCAAAATACTATGTTAGGGAACATAAAATATTAACTAATGTTAATGATTGTACTATGACAAAAAACGGGTTTGAAAAAAATGTGTTTAATGAAGAAAAGAAGTTTGAATATAGTTCAATTACTCCAAATAATGTTTCAAGAGTATCTCAAAAAACCAGTAGTAATTCATACAATATTACTGTTAATTATGATGTAAATCTTGCAGGATTAATTGACAACCAAAAAAGACCTATTAGTGAATTGTTTTTAACAATAATTAATAAAGGTTATACAGGATATTTTAATTACCCAAATAATGGTGTTGGTTTAAAACAAGGGTGGAAATTTAACTTAACAAGTACTTCTAATTTTTGGTGGAGTTCAACAAATTTAAATTCAAATACAAATATATTAACTTCAAGTTATACTAAACCTGGTTATTCAAAAACTTTTTATTATAACCAAGATTTAATGTCGGGAGACACAATTGATGGTGATTTTTGTGAGTGGAATGATTATGAACAATTGGAACGAGTTGTTTCGCCATATTATCACAAGTTAAAATATAATCAAAATATATTTCAAACAACCTCTGTAACAAGTACAAATGCACCAGGTTTTTATTATGAACCACACACCCCAATGACTATTAGAGTTTTTTCAGATTATGTTGAGACGGGAGACATTGAATTTGTTGACGGTGTCCCTAGCTATGCATATTTTTCAAACTCTGACCAACAATTTAGGTGGAGAGATTTATATAGTTATGGGTTTATTGATAATTTGGATAGAGGTGTTGATTATCCATTTTTAAATTTTGCACAATATCCATTCAAGGACGTTCAATTTAGATTAATCCCTGAAGGAATAAACTACAACTCCTCATTACTTGGAGTTCCTTTCCCTGTTAAACCTTTGATAGATGGATGTGAATAAAATACAAATAAGAAGAGACGGATTTGTTAATAAAGAATTAGTAATACCTATAGAATTAACTTGGGATTATTTAGGTTTAGACCAAAGTATTGATGAATATGAAACCGAAATAATAAAAAAAGTAACTGGTACGTATGGTGATTTTGAGGTTACAAGATTTGCTCATGCTCCTGTTGTAGTTTCTGACCCATTTAGTGACAATGCTTTTGAGTTTACTGATATTCAATACGAGTTTAATTTTTATTCTGGAGGTACCTTAGACAATTCGGCAAATTGGAGAAACGATTATATGTCTGAAGGATTTACTACCGATGAAATTTATTATTACACAAACAATTTTTCAAATTCATTTTTCAAGTTAGATTTATATGATAATGTTGATGAAAAACGTCAAACAAATTATATAACAATTATTATACCAACCCAACAAGGGTTAACCATGGATACAATAATGCAAAGGACTCCAGTTAAAGTTAAAAAACCTTATTTTGTTTTGGATTATGTTGGAGATAAAGAAGGGTTTTTCATTTATTGGTTGAAAAAAAGAAACTTTTTAAATATAAAAACTTTCTTTATGACTGCAAAATTTTATGATGCAAAAAATGGGTATTTTACCAAAATGATGAACATGCCACAATCATCAATTGTTGGAGATAAGTTTACTTTTGATAGTACACAATATTTCTATTATAGGGTTGAATTAGATTATGAGAAACAAAATTACCAAGTGTTTAGTATGAATAAAAAACAAACACTGTATAGTAATTTGGGTGATAGAGCGGGGGCAACAATACCCATAAAATGGTACGAATATGTTAATCCAAAATAATGGAAGATTTTTATAAAATTATAGTATCACCTGAAACCGTTTTTGGAGATTTATTTCTTGTAAATCTTAATGGTCAGAATGTTAATAATACCTATTCAGGTCAAACTGTTGGGGTTTATTCTGCTATGACTAAAGTTGTTAGTTCAGGTCCTAATGGTACTTCTTTATTAACAGGATTGACCGTACCAATTTTAATTAGACAAACTGCCGTTGATGTTGGATATTATAGTCCATTTGATGGTGCGGTATTACAAAAAGACGTTGTTGCAAATTTTATATTTTCATCAACAACTTCAAATCCTTATGTATATAACATTTATAATACATCAAGTGAGTTTCAGAAGTTTCTTGATTTGTCTGCATATAAAGTAGATTGGGGTGACGGGTCACCGAAACAAACAATTACCACTTATACACCGAATTCGTTGAGTCATACATACCCAAACGCAAATACAACTTACACAATTTCGTTAGAGCAAACAAATCCATGGGGTATAACTAGAGTTTCTAAGACTATTACCACACCTTATAGTTTGGTAACACCAACAAATCCAAATGGAGAGGCGTTCTTCACTCCTGCTGGTGGTAATTGGGCGGGAACACCTGTAAGTTATGATTATATATTTTCAGGTGATGCTGTTAATGAAGTATCTGCTCAAACATCATTTAATTATGTTACAGTACCTTATACTGTTTCAGGTTTAACAAAATCAAGTATAACAGATTTGGCATTATATGGGTCTGTAAAATATGTTGTTGGTGCTGTTGTAATTAAAAATGGTCAAATATGGGGTACTATTACTGATATGAACCCTATTTATACCGCGTATACAATAAACAATGTTAACTACTTTGATTATGTTGATGGTACTACAATATTTTTTGAACAATCTTCGGGATTTACAGAAAATAATTTAACACAAACGCCAATAACAAAAGACGAGGTTTTACTTAAGGTTATTGACCAAGCGCAGATACAAAGTAACATCTTTATTGAACGAGGAAAGAACTCAGCATATGAAAGAATTCAAAGAATGGGAGAGGTAGATAATCTTGGAGACATGATTAATTACGGGTACGGATTTTTTAACGTTGAAAAAAAGAACTAAACTATTTATAAGATAAAAAGAAACTATGGCAATCGGCTCATACGGCACAATTAGACCTTCAGACGTATCACCTGAAGATGTACAAATTATAATGAACTATACACCATCAAGGGATGTTACGGATAATTTTATCCTTACAGAGCTTGATGCACAAACATTATTAAAACCTTATTTTAATAACACAGAAACTGGAGGAAACGCTGGTGTTGAAGTTTTAGGTGGTTTATATAACTTAACCTTACCCGCAGAACAATTTAATGCTCTTGGGATTTATACTTTATATTTAAGACCAGCACAAATTAGAACTAAAATTACAGATTGTGGTGTACTAAGTGCGTTGCCAAATGTTAAAGGTATTATAATTGATATTACAAATGTACCTGTACAATTTCAAAACAAATTTGTTCCTCAAGGACTTGTTGGTTTTAGAATTGAATATTTAAACGCTGACGGTTCAAAAATACCTAATTTCTTTAGAGTTGTAACATCATCATTCTTCTGTGAACCAGTTGTTACAAATGAGATTAATACAACACAAAAATCTATTAGATATAGATATGTTGACGGTAATTCAAATTTAATATTTTTGACATTATCACCATCATCTTCACCAACAAATAAGCCAAATGCAACACCATTTATTGGACAACCAAACCAAAATATTATAATTTCAAACACATTTTTTAATCCTGTGACATTGGAGATTGATATGGTTGAGTACGATATTTCGTCTCTTGCAATTGCTCTTTACGGTAATCAAACTAAATCTATTGATGATGGTATCTACACAATTTACGACTCTGAAAATAATATTTACAGACAGTACAACTTGTATGAAATTAGAGACCAATTTAATGCGTTACTTTATGAGGTTAGACAAAGTAGAGGAAATAATATTGATTTTAGTAAAAACTTTACAACGATAACAACTTAATGGCGGTAGAAATAAAAAATACTAAATACTTTTATCCCCCAAGACCAGGTAGTGGTGCGGGTACCTTCTCAGACAACATTGTAGGATTACAAACTGTTGAGGGTGGAGGACTTACGCAAGGTAACTTTGAGTTTACTACTGGTGTAACAGAAAAGGTTAACAGAACCTTTAATGTGGGTGCGTTCTCTGAACCAATGTCATTGGACATGATGGGTATTGATAGTTTGGAAGAGAGTAGAAGAATTATTGCAACCCAGTTTAGGGTTTATCCAAATTACGATATTTCTCAAGTTCTTAACTTTTCAATGTATGGTTCACTATCTAAAAGATTTAGTGTTTCTATCACAAGAATTATTAATTATTTTCCTGCTTCGTTAGACATAATGTTTAATAATGATGATTTTACGACAGGTAATACCGCTTATGATATTGTTTACGATTCTCAAAATGACGACACTTACTTCAAAGTAAATGTTGATAGGATTAACAATCCTTTTGATATTGATTATTCAGTTAGTGCTGCGACCAATCTATCAATTAGAGAGATTGAGGTGTCACCTTATAGAAATTTATATAACACTTATTTAGATTATTGTATTAGTATAAATGACGATATCTTTAAAATACTTTCGTTTGCGCCGTCAGAAACATTGTCATCAGGATATATTGAATTTTATGTTTCAGGGGCTCCATTTGGTAAAAGTGCAACAACAATCAATGACGAGTTTCAAATTAGACCAAACGACTTTATTGTTGATAAAGTTTTTCAAGAATCATTTGATGAAATTGAAAAGTTTTTAGTTAATAGATTAGTTAGACCCGAATACACTGCGGTATTCCAAGTTCCTCAACAAAATGAATTTGGTCAAACATATACAGAATATAAACAAGTGACTTGGCCAAAACAGGGTACATGGAATTTAGATATTCGTTCATTTTTATTTGACAATTATTTGGAAGAAATTCAAGCTATTGCGGTCAATTTGGATTCATTTAAAACAAACTTAATTTCAAGATTTTTAATTACCGATTCATTAAAAGAGTTTGACACTTTAGGTCAAAAAGTTGAAAAGATATTCCAAATTTATGGTAGAAGTTTTGACCAAATAAAACAATTTATTGATGGGTTGGCTTACATGAATTCGGTTAACTATAATCCTTCAAATGATATTCCATCTGAGTTATTGGTTAATTTATCAAGAACTTTGGGATGGTCATCAAACTTCTCGCCAATCACAAACGAAGATTTTTTAAGTTCTGTTTTTGGTAATACCTCAACTCCAACTTATCCTGGATATGCCAGAGCTTTGACACCAACCGAATTAAACTATGCTTATTATAGAAACTTAATTCTTAATGCGTCATACCTTTTCAAATCAAAGGGAACAAGAAGGTCAATTGAATTCTTATTAAGATTAATTGGGGCGCCTGATTCATTAATTGAATACAATGAGCACATTTATTTGGCTGACCAAAAAATTAATCTTGACCAATTCTACACACAATGGGCGGAAATCTCAGGGGGTACTTATGTTAATGAAGTACCAGCTTATTTGCCAGGAGAAACATATAAAGCTAAAGGTCGATTATATACTGCATTTACTTCAACCGAAACTTATCAAGATGTTAACATTAGATTAGATGATTATCCTATGGATTTTCAAGGTTATCCAAAGGCACCTGTAAATACGGAAACATTCTTTTTCCAAATTGGTGCAGGTTGGTATGAAGTTACTCCGCAACATAGAAGTCCTGACCAAGTTCAACTTACAGGTAATGTTTTTACAGGTCAAAACTATAATATACAAACTCAGTTAACTCCTTTTACATATGGACAAACTTATCTTAACAGATATAGAGATTTTCCATACATGAATGAAGGATTTAAACTACAAAAAGTTGTAGATAATAATAAATCTTGGTTATCCGATGATAATAGAATTAGAATTTCAACTCAAGGAGATTACAACGCTTATTATTATGTTGATAATGAGAAATTAGTTTTAAATGTTAAGAATGTTGACATATTTTTAAATCCTGCTCAAGGTATTGTTTATGATGTTTGGAACCAATCGGTTCAATATGATTACCCAATTCCCGAATCAGGTCTAACAGTTGGTTATCCTGTTCCAGGTGGTGTTGATTGGACTTATGTTAATCCTGAACCAAAGAAAAAAACATTCTTTGAATTTTCTCAAACATTTTGGGAGAATATGATTAACACAAGAAATAGATTATATATTACTGATGGTAAAACGGGTGGATATCCTACTTTACAATCAATCTTTTGGAAATACATTGAGTCAGAACAAACTGTTGGAATCCCAAACAACAAATACACGTATCAAAAGTTAATTGATTATGTAAATGGTATTGGTCCTTATTGGACTAAGTTGGTTGAACAAATGGTTCCTGCAACAACTATTTGGAATGGAGGGGTTAGATTAGAAAACTCAATCTTTAACAAACAAAAATTTGTATATAGAAGACAAAGAGGTTGTCAATTTGTACCTGTTCCTGTTGACCCATGTTTTATTATATCAGGAATATTTGATTATACATGTGAAACTGAATACGCTGACTTTAATATTTATCCATGGCTTAATGGGGATGTTACTGTGTCAAACTTTAGTAGTATATTAGTTAATAGAGTTAATAATATGTTGGCTCAAAGCGGATTAACACTTAATGAGTGTTATGAAAATTCAATATTAAGTGATTGGTATGTTGATTTAACAATTAACGGAGAACAAATTATTAAAGAATCTTTCTACACAGGGTATGGAATGTCTGATGTACCAACCAACACACAATGGAGAAATGCTTTGATTAATTATTTACCTCAATTATATAATTATGGCTACACATATTACTTAAATGGTAATACATTAACAATTACAAATTTATCATGTTTAACACAGGATATCGTTAATGCGGTTTCACTAGACGTGGGAATAAACATTAATATTAACTGTACACAATAATGGCGGCATTTCAATATACGATAGCATTAACTGGAGATTGTTCAAATACTGATTCTGGTGAAATACAACTTTTAATTTTTGGTGGTACTCCACCATACACTATTGAATGGGTTAGTCCAAGTTTAGGTACTGATGTTGTAACAACGAATCCATCAGTGAGAACTTCGTTAAGTGCTGGCACATATAGTGTTAGAGTTAATGATAGTACATTACCGCTGAACCAAGAATTCTATATCAATATACCTGTGTCTTCAGGTATTTGTGCTAATATTGTTTCTGTCCAAAGTACTACATGTTCTTTTGATAATGGTTCGGTGACAGGAACATCAAGTTCTAATTATTCTTCTACTAATTTTTATCTGTATTTTTCAGATGACACTTATGTGAATTCTGCAACTACAAACACCGCAGAGGTTGATTTCAATGGGTTGTCAGCGGGAACATACTACATGATTGCAGAAGATTTAGGAGGATGTTCAGGACAAAGCGCCAATTTTATTGTTGAAGATAGTGAACCGTTTACTTATGGTTTATATGTTGTGCCAAATTCAAGTTGTGGTGGTACGCCTATTGGTAAAATTATTGTAACAGGTCAAACAGGTGTTTCACCTTATACATATCAATGGAGTAATGGGGAAACAACAAGTAGTATTACAGGATTAACATCTGGAACATATTCAGTTCAGGTTATTGACAGTTTAGGATGTTCATTATCTAAAGAAGAATTTCTTTCTGATGTACCTGTTCTTGGTTTTGGTTCTTTTACTGCAATTCAACCAACATGCTTTTCTGCTGATGGTGTTTTAACTTTACAAATTACTGGAGGCACTGCACCATATTATTATTCTGCTTCAACAGGGGACGTTAATATTCAATACGGCACTTCTTGGTCAATATCAGGTTTATCCGCTGGTGACTACAATATATTAGTGACCGATTCTGCGTTTTGTAATATCCTTGTTGGTACCTCATTGTTGACACCTCTTGGTATTGCATCTGTTACTATATCAAGTCAAGGTTCAACATGCTCAAGTACTGACGGTTCAATCACTGTTTCAGTTGCGGGAGGAGTTTCACCATATAAGTATACTTTAATATATCCTGGTGGGAATACCCTTAATATTGACAATACTCAACCTAATCAAGTATTTAATAATTTATCAACAGGAACTTATAGTGTTGTCGTCCAAGACTCTTCAGGATGTTCATACATGGACGAAATAACTTTATTTGCAACTGATACATATACAATATCTACTGAAGTAACAGGGACAACCTGTAATCAAGATAATGGTGTTGTTTTAATTACAAAAACAGAAGGAGGGCAGTCACCTTTTGATTACTCTTTAGACGGTATTCAAAATGTGATAGATACAACATTATCTGCGGTAACATTTACAAATGTTCCTTCAGGTCAACATACTGTCACGGTCGTTGATGCAACAGGATGTACACAAACAAAACAAGTTTATGTTGCGGAAAGTAACCCATTAGAGTTCAGTTTATATAATACTTCTTGTGGAGAAGGTTCTGACGGTTCTTTAACTGCATTAATTTCTACTGGAACTCCACCATACACTTTTAATTGGTCTAATAATGTTCCCAATAATCCACAACAAATTCAAGTTACGGGATTAACGGCAGGAACATATAGTTTAACTGTTGTTGATAGTATTGGTTGTGTTTTACAAAGAGAAACAATTATTGCTTGTGATGCTCTTTATGTATCTTACCAAACGTATGTTATGGGTGGAGAACAATTTAGTATTCAATCACAAACTAAATACGGGTTACTTCAAATGTTAAATGAAGGGTTTAATGATTTAACTAATGATAAAGTTGATTGTGATTTAATTTCTGCCGTATTTGGTATTAAAGTGTCTGTTAACCCTATGGGATTAACTACAAGCCAAAACTTTTTTACGGGTACAACATTAGTAAGTGCTCCAAGTGATAATCTTTATTATGATGCGGTTAAAGATTTATTGTTGACAGTTCCTGGTATTGGTGGGGTTACTTTTGATGTATTAAGTAATCAAATCACTGTTACTACCGACCCTGGTAATACAACATTAAATAATCAAGAAATTGTTGTTGAATTAACAATTGTTTATGACATTATGTGTTTATCTTGTGACCTACCAACAAATACACCAACAACAACACCTACACCAACAATAACTCCGACAATAACACCTACTGTAACCACGACTAGTACACCTACACCGACAATAACTCCAACTCAAACTAAAACGCCAACTCCAACAGTAACACCAACAAACCCTCAAAATACACCTACACCAACTAATACAACTACACCAACTAATACAACCACACCAACTGTTACTAAAACTCCTACTCCGACTAGAACTCCGACTAGAACTCCGACTCCAACACCAACACCTTGTAATAATAACCAAATTAAAAGAACTTTAACAGGTAATGTTATTTACCCTGTTAGACCTAGCGCTATGGTATATAATCCTAATACAAATTTAATATACATGTTAAATTACAACGTTAGTGGTTATGATAGTAATATTGCTTGTATTACTCCAAATCAACCATCAAATGTGATAAGTTATTCATGTGCGATTATGTCTATATTTGGGGCTACTACTAATTCTCCTGACGCTGGATATCTTGAGATAAACACAGTATCAAATAAAATGTACGCGTGGGGTAAAACTATTCTTGGAAGTGGAACTATGCTTATCCATAATTTTAATACAAACACTACGTCATCAATAAACGGGGTTCCTACTGGCGGATATAGAGGAGGTATGGTTTATAACTCATTAAATAATAAAGTGTATGCAACTTCAACCACAGGTGTTACAACAGGAGAGATAACAATTATTGACGGGACAACAAATTCGGCAACCATTATCAATGGATTACCAATTAAGTTACAAACCCAACCAGCATTTAACTCAACAAACAATACAATTTATTTAGCTGGAACATCTAATACAATTAAAGTTTTTGATTGTAATACGAATACTATAACGGCAAGTATACCTTTAGGAGCGTTACCTAGTTCGTTTAATTCGTTGGTTTATAAACAATCAACTAATCAAGTATTCGCAATTTACTCTACAGGAATCGCGGTTATAAACTGTAGCACTAAT